ATCCGGCCCCTGTCAGCCCGAAAGATGACTGCCGCATACGGCGACGACGACGAATGGCCGGAATACGCCCTAGAACAGCGCAAGGACGGCACCTGGTGGCTGTATGACGACACCGGCGTCTACGAGCTGCGTAGGCTCGACAAACCCGTGCGCCGCCCCGGCAAAACCACAATCGTGTTCGAACAGGTNGGATTTACCGAACACGAACAAGACGTGTGCCCAGTAGTCCGCTACCTCGCTGACGAAGACCTCGACGACCCCGTGCAGGGCGACATCGAGCCGAACATGACCCTGCAAGACCAGATCAACCTGTGCACCCTGCACCTGTTGGTCGCCCAGCACTACGGCGCGCACGGCCGCAAAATCCTCATCGGCAAGATGATGGAGTCAGTGGAGAAGCAGCTGAAATCGTCGGCGTCGACGCTGCTCGCTATCAACGCGCACCCCAGCGACTTCGCTGTGGAAGAGCTGTCGCAGACCCAGCTGGACGGGTTTATTGCCGCGCGTGAATCCGCTGCCCGGTTCGCCGCAGCCATCTCCCAAACCCCCACCCACGAACTGCTCGGCACCCTGTCCAACCTGGCCGCAGCCAGCCTGGTGGAGGTACGCGAATCCACAGCCCGCAAAGTCGCTGAACGCAAAGTCATGATCGGCGAGTCACACGAACAGCTGCTCGGCCAGGCCGGCACCCTGCTCGGCATCCCCGTTGACCCGGCCGCCCGGGTGCGGTGGAAGCGTCTGATTGATGCGCGCGCCGTCCAGTTCGTAGAGCTGCTCGGCCTGCTCGCCGAGAAACTCGGCGTCCCCGAGGAGGCGCTGTGGCAGGAGACCCCGTTCTCGGATGCAACCGTGGCCGAATGGCGCGCTATGGCAGCCGAACAGCAACCCGCCAGCGTCACCCCGGTAGAAACCCCGACACTGGTGCCGCTCACCGACGTCACNGCCCCCACCGANGACGACACCACAGAGGTGACTACCAGTTAAACCCGGCTACCGCGATGACCTCCCGCTGCTCGGCGAGGTCACGGTGCGCCACCATGTACCGCATCGCATCCATGCCGTGGTCATCGTCCTTGACCGGCTGGTCTTTTTCCCTGCCATCCCGGGAGCGTGACCAAATGTAGCCAGGGATCTCCTCCACCGTGCAGGTGGGACGCCGCGCCCCCTCCAGCTCTGGGTCGCGCTCCACCAGCGCACCCCGCACGAAAAACAGGCGGGGTTTACCGTCCTCGGCTACCCGCAGCCGGGCCTGCACTGCCTGAATCCCATCAAGCACGCTCTTGTGCGCGGGCGTGGTTTCCACGCCGAGTTCACGCTCCAACACGGCACGCCCCTCAGCGTCATGATCACACACGACCGCGGCCGGGCGGGGCTCCAACCAGCGGCCATCCGGTGTGGTGACCTGGTCGAGAATGTCACGGGCATGCTGGTCAACAGTGCGCCGAGTCCGGTAGATCTCCCGGTACAGGTAGAGACGCCCATCCTCGTCCTCAGCCCACCACTGGGCAACGAACGGGTTGGTGAACCCGAAGTCAACGCTCAGGTAGCGGGGCCAATGCTCAGGAATCGAAAACGGGTCGACGACGTGCACGGCCTCCTGGAACTGGTCGTAGACCATGCCCTCAGCCGCAGCCCACAAACCAAGTCGTAACCTGGCATGCCGCACCCCGGTGAGCCTGTCGAGTTTGCCAATATAGTCGCGGCCTCGTTCCGTGAGCGTCCCATCAGAGTTGTAGTAGACAGGGTTGTCCTCATGTCGGCTGTTGATCAGCCGGGTCAGCCCCTTATCACAGCGCTGCTTCAACCAGTGGGTAGGCGCGTCCGGGTTACATGCGGCCAACAACTGCTGGAAGCTCAACCGGCCGTGCCGCAACCGAGAAGTGATCGCCTCCCAGTCGTTGAGAGTGAGCTCAGTAGCCTCATCGGCGAACACCAGGTCGTACTCGCTCGACATGATCTTCGTGGCCTTGTCCATTCCGCCGACGACGATCACTGAGCCGTTGTCGTACCGGTAAGAGGCAGCCTCCTGGGGGGAGCCGCCATAAAAGTGCACCGTGCCCGTGGCCAGGGCTTCCTTGATGACCTGCTCGCGCCACGTCACCAACGTCGTCGACCCCAGCGACACCGAGGTTTTACGGACGATCAACCCGCGCATCCCCGGGTTCAACAGGGCAACCAGGTGCAGCTTCTCCAAACACACGCGGGACTTTCCCGTACCAGCGGGGCCGCAGACCAACACCTCATCCTCGCGGGCCTCCATCACCTGCACCGCAGTCCCACGCGGCCGATAGGTGTGCACCAGCTCAGCGGAGCGCATCCAAATCCACGCCCTCCACCCGATAGGTGGCGACCTTGCCCGTGATCTGCTGCTTCACCGGAGCATCCAAACCCAACAGGCGCGCGCGCCGCTCCTGGATCTTCAGCAACCGGTCGATCGCCTCCAGCACGGGCTTGGTGTCTTCTAGCGGCTGCCCAGCCTCGTCATACACGATCTCCCCGCCCGCCACTTTGACGTGGTGGGCCTCCAACACTTCCTCAGCGGCGCGCGCCAACCGGTCCAACCGCTCCAACTCCAATGCGAGCAGTTCCTCACCCGGTTCCCTGATCGCGGCTTTCAACGCGCGCTGCACAGCCCGGTACGCTGCGATTTTGTCCGGGTAGCCGAGCTCATCTGCGATCTGCTGATACGTCCAGTGCTGGGCGCGCAGCCGAGCAGCCTGAGCATCCCGTTCTGCTGACGCCAGCGTCCGCTCGTACCGCCCACTGTGTTTGCTGCGATGTGAGTGTGTCACTACTGGTCACCCCTCCCCTCCAAACAGGCGGCGACGCACTACCTCCGTGTAGCAGCGGCACCGGAAATGCAGCGGCGGCAGCCCGTCAAACCCCTCCCAATCAGGCTCCCGCAGACTGAACCGCTCTTTGGACGCGATCACCCTGCCGTGCATAGGACGGCAACGCGGACACGTGCGCTCATCAACCCTGGTGAACCACTTCAGGTCATAGGCGAACAGAGCGGCATACCACTGCCGTCCCCGGTTATAGGCCCGGTGAATCCCCGTCGTAGTCACGTTGTGGATCCGGGCCAGTGTCTGCTCCACCACCTCGAGGGCCTCTTCACGCCGCCGCCCAGGCGGGTTGATCTCCACACGCAACCCCTGGGAGCTGATGATGAAACTCACGTCATTGCGCAGGTCAATGTCGCCGGTGGCCCGATGCACGTCCACATCATCGGGCACATACCGCACCTCGGTGCCTGCTGGCGGTGGTGCTTCCCGGGCCGCATCCCGAGCCCCCAACGGCACAGCACGCCGCACCGCTCCCATTGCCGTGTCTATGATCGCCGCACGCGCCTGCCGCAGCCGGTCCACCAGTCTGCTGTTGCGGCGGGTCACCTCGACAGGGCTGGCCACCGTGGTGGCAGCGACGTCGCGGACGTCATCAAGATGACGGTCGATCAGGGTGCGGGTTTCGGTTTCGAGCGCGTCCAGTTCCGGGGTGGTCGTGTCTGGGACGGGCTCAGGCAGCGGTGTCGTCACGAGTCTCCCCCCACAGCGGCCGTGGCGTCCGGCAGCGCGGCCAGGGACTCGAACGGGTTGGGTCCGACGATGAAGGTCACTGGGTCTCCTCGATGAGTTTGTAGGTCAGTTCGAAAGACTCGGGGTGGCGGACGGAGAACTCGCCAGTTGCATCGCCTCGACGATGCGCGGCGCTTGGCGGTATCGGCGCGGGATCACGGCTCGCTCCTCTCGCCCGGCCCGGTTCTCTGGGCGGCGCGCTCGCGGAGGGCATCCCGCCACTGGACCGTCTTGATGGCGCGGAGAACTCGCGGGCACGTAGTGCGCACACGTGGGCGAACACGTGCCGGAAATCCTCAGGGGTGGCATCGACGTCGAGAGCGTCCATACGCACCCGCCACCGGGCACGTCCCCGGTTCACCACGGCGTAGGGCAGGGAGTGTTTCTGCCCCGACTCGGCGACACTGACCACCCACTCTCCCTCAGGGGGATCAGCGAGGGTGTCGACCACCACGCGCATGTCCGCCCGGCTAGTGAAGTGCAGGTGTGTGGGGCATACCCGCATGGTAGCCCACGCTTAAGTAACAAACTTTTTGTTAAGCGCTGGTTTATGATGGGGGTGCCTCGGGCCAACCCGGCACCGGGGTACGGGAGAGTTTGTTGAGNGGAACCTGCGGAGTGTGGACCCGCAGGCTCCCCTATCTCCACTGGCTACGCCACTGACCGCGTCTGCGGTCCCCCGCCCGCCAGGAAAAACGCGCCTCAGCCACGGGAATCCCCGCCTTCAGGCGTGGGGAGGAAGTCAAATGCAGCTCCGGTACAACTTCCGCATCTACCCAACGCCGGGTCAGCGCATGGCGCTCGCCAAGGCGTTCGGGTGCGCGCGGGTGGTGTTCAACGACGGGCTGCGCCTGCGGCAGGACGCCCACGCGGCAGGACTGCCGTACATCCCGGACGGTGAGCTGTCCAAGCGGGTCATCACCGAGGCCAAGAAGACCCCNGAGCGGGCCTGGCTGGGCGAGGTGTCCGCCGTGGTGTTACAGCAGGCGCTCGCGGACCTAAACACCGCCTACCGGAACTTCTTCGCCTCGGCCACGGGCAAGCGGAAAGGACCGAAGGTCGCCCCACCGCGCTTCCGGACCCGCAAGGACAACCGGCAGGCGATCCGCTTCACCCGCAACGCCAGGTTCGCCATCACGGCGGGCGGGAAGCTGCGACTGCCGAAGATCGGCGACGTCACGGTGAAGTGGTCCCGGACGCTGCCCGCCGAACCATCCAGCGTGACCGTGGTCAAGGACGCGGCCGGACGGTACTTCGCGAGCTTCGTGGTAGAAGTCTCCGTCGAGCCGTTGCCGGAGTCGGCCGCCGAGGTCGGCATCGATTTGGGCCTGACGCACTTCGCGGTGCTGTCGGACGGCCGCAAGATCAGCAACCCTCGCTTCCTCCGCCGAGCCGAACGCCGCCTGCGCAAGGCGCAAAAGGCACTGTCCCGCAAGGCCAAGGGCAGCAAGAACAGGGTCAAGGCCAGACTGAGGGTCGCCAAGGCGCACGCTCGGGTGGCCGACGCGCGCCGGGACTTCGCGCACAAGCTGTCCACCGCGTTGATCCGCGAGAACCAAGCGGTGTACGTGGAGAACCTTGCCGTGAAGAGCCTGGCCCGCACGAAGCTGGCCAAGAGCGTGCACGACGCCGGGTGGAGCCAGTTCGTGGCGATGCTGGAGTACAAAGCAGCCAGGTACGGGCGGACGTTCGCTCGCATCAACCGGTTCGCTCCGACCTCCCAGGTGTGCTCTGCGTGTGGAGCCCTGGACGGCCCCAAGCCCCTGCACGTCCGGTCGTGGACGTGTAAGGAGTGCGGCACGGTCCACGACCGGGACGTTAATGCTGCCAAGAACATCCTCGCCGCCGGGCGGGCGGAGAGGTTAAACGCCTGTGGAGGCGACGTAAGACCACCCTTTGGGGTGGCAGACGCCGGTGAAGCAGGAACCCACCGGAGCGCGGTGTGAGCCGCGCAGGAGGAATCTCCGGCGTTCACGCCGGGGAGGACGTCAAAGCAGGTCTTTGCGGGGGCGAATGGTTTTGAGTGGGCGCAGCCGACGCCGACCGAGGAGAACTGCAGGTGCCCACCCCGGCACGGGAGGAGCAGCTTCTGGGGTCTGGGTGGGGCGCGCACTCGACCCCAGCGGCGCGCAGGGTTCGGGCTCTCTGCCCACAACACCCTCCAAACGGCTCTGAAACAAACCACAAACGACTTTCACCCCAACCCACGTGAAAATGGGTAGGGGCAGAGAAAAAACCCGCCAGCGTCGACGCTAGCGGGCTTTTTCAGCTAATCCGTGTTAGCGACCGCCAACAACACATCCGCATGGCACGGCACCCCAGGCGCACACCAGCACGCCAAATCACAGCCCGCCAACCGGGCACGCACCTGGTCAACAAACCCAGACTGGTGCACCACCCACACGCGGTACCGATCCACCGCCACCTGATGCGCCTCGACCCGACTCGCGTGCGACGAGCACCAGTCGGGCCCCTCCACCACATAGCCGCCACCAACACGGACAACCCGGTACGGGTTACCCCATCGACTCCCCCGGCCGACATAGACAGCCCCTGACGGCATGCGCCAACCGCGGGTCCGACGACGCTGGATACGAGTAGGCATCCTGAGCCTCCTAATGGTTCACTGGAAAACGAGGCCCGCCCCACTACGCCTGGGGCGGGCCCCCTCATTCACTGGGGACGACACTCATAGCAGTACGACGACTCCTGGTCGTTCCACTGCCGCCGCCCACACCGCCGGCAACGGATCCTCCACCCCGGATGCCACCGATCAAGGTGGGCGAGCGCACTGCCCACCACCATGCGCTCCGACAGCCCCTCAACGCTGTCGGACACCTCGGGATGGTGGGGGTGCGCACACTCCCACCCGGTGCGGGTGATCCGCATCCACGCAGGCCACGGGCGGCTTCCTCGCGGCGGGACCACCGACCGTCGCCGTCTGGTGATTCCGCGTTGTTCTGGCCTGGGTTGCACCCTTTCCTCCTTTCTGCTGAGCCTCGGCCCACCACGACGTAGGGCCGGGCGGGTACGGGTCTATGGGCGGCGGCACCGGCCGCAGCGCCTCCTCCAACAGCCGGGCGAGATCAGGACTGTCCACGGCG